GCCAGAGCCAGAGCCATAGCCAGAGCCATAGCCAGAGCCAGAGCCATAGCCAGAGCCATAGCCAGAGCCAGAGCCATCGCCATAGCCAGAGCCATAGCCATAGCCATAGCCATAGCCATCGCCATTACAATCAATAATCAAGTTGCCCACTTGGTGTTCTCCAAAATTTTGATTGATTCATCTGACATAGGTATTATTTCTATTGCTTCAGTAAGCAAAATTTCTGGAACTGGTACAGAAATTTTTGATTGTTTTTGATCAACACCATTAATTGCAATTTCATTCAGTGTATTAGCTCCGAACCAACGCCAAATTCTTCGCGCATTATTGAGGATAACTTCTTTTCCTTCTTTCATTTCTAAAACACCGAAATGAACCCCTGCCGAATACGTTCTAACGAGTACGTGTTTACCGATCATAAAAAATTTCCTTTGCAAAAAGTTAATGTTTACCAGGTTTAGGGCATGGTGGGCAAGTCGGACATGGTTTTTGCGGTGGACATGTCGGACAAGTATCGCATTTAGGGCAATCTGGACACTTCGGGCATTCCGGGCATGGAGTAGGTGTTGGAGTAACGGTAACGGTCACAGTAGGCGTAGGAACTGGTGTCGTTGGCGTTGGTGTTGGAGGTCGTGGCCAAAAGCATTCCTCTTGATTTTTGTTTTTGCTGTCTTCGCGCCCGCACGATAGCGGCATAGCCACGATCGCTGCGAACAACACTAATGTTCTTGGTTTCACTGCTTTTTAACTCCATTCTAAGTATGTTGGATTTTCTATTGCCCCGGAACTATATCCGACAAGTCGTTCTTTCCCGCAATCCATGCATTTTTGCCGCGAAAAAACTGTCGCACAAAGAACTTCTCGACGAACGAAAGCCCATTTATGATTGCAAAATAACTGCCTAATCCATACGAGAATTTTCATTTTTCGATATATCCCGGTTGACAACGTGATAAATAATTTACTACACATTCCATGCAAGCCTTTCAAGTGTTTTTTATTGTGCTAGGAGTTAAATCGTGTCTGATGATAGCATAACAGTGAAGAAAAATATACTGATGCCAAAATATCTCTGGGAATGGTTGAAAGATAACAGTGATTACTATGGACAAACAAAATACTGCGGTCTCATCCGACAAATCATCATCCTCGAAAGAATTCACGGGCATTACAGAACTATGCTCAAGGTTCCGGGAGTGGATAAGAAAGAAGAAAGAAAACCAACCACTGTTATACGAAGGAGAAAATAGAATGAAAGGTGGTTTTAGTGATTCCGATATAGATTTGATGGAACGCATGATAAAGCGGGAAATCGCTGGTGTTGATACGATCCTAACCATCGATCCCCAAATTGCGAACCAAACTAAAGCAAAGTTAAAGGATCTTTTGGCGCGCATAAAGGCAAATCCTCAGATTCTTCATGACAGCGACATTTTGACGCTTGATGAAGAAGTTGTTTTTGATGAGATCATTTTTGCAAAAAACGGAGAACCGATGGCTCGTGTTCGGCTGCCAAAGCAGCGTTAGTTTTGGCAATACTAGATTGCGCAAGTACACTAGATTCCATTATTTTAATTCGGTACTCGTATTTAATAACAACCGGATATTGGACACCAAAATATGGGATTAAAAAGATCACCGAACATGCAAAGTCTATGCGTAACCTTAGAGCCAGCGCATATCGAATTCTTGTCGATCGTAAAAAGTAAGGCTGGTATGAGCGCGTCGCAGTTTTTGCGCATAATTCTCGATCATGAGGTTGCAAAATGGAAACAAGAGAAGCAAATAAATCTGGAAGTGAACCGGGTTGTGGGCAGGAAAAGGAAAACTACTTCAACGACTTAAAAAGCAGTTTTGATAGAATGAATGATCATTTGGTTAACGAGCTCGCTGGTCTTCAGAATCAGTTGAATAAGCGCACAGTTGACTGGCAAGACCAGCTAAAGAACCTGAGCAAGGCTGGCGATATGCTGTACGGGAGCCTGAACAAGCAGCTTGAATTTCAGAGCAAGCTTGACGGAATCATGCAGGAAAGCCAAAAGCGTCAAGCTGACATGTATCAATATTATCAGGAAAAGCTTGGAACCTTTGTGCCAAAAGACAAAGAGACAAAAAAAAAGACAGTTCATGATGAACGAACTGTCAAAAATGAAACCAAGAAACCCGAAAGCAGCAATCGTTCGCTGCTCGATAGGATGAAATGATGATGCTGTTATTTGCTTTCCAGTTTTGCAAGGATTTGAGCCAACATTGCATACAGCGTTCCGTTTTGGGTAGCCATGTAGCCCTGCGACATAGGATCAATGCGGGTCGCCATAGTACTCAGCCCCATTCCCTCTTCCATATCTGGCTCAACGATTGGCTTAAGGCCTCTTGTCATAAGATTTTCTGCGCTGATCGTGGTGCGTTGTTGTGCAGATCTTGCATCATCAGCAAGCTGTTGCATCGTTCTCTGCCAACCGTGCATGGCACCCATGTACGAAAGGACGTTCATTTCTCCCAGTGCTTTGTAGTTAAGATTGTTTACTGATGCTAATGTTGAGGGATCTAATTCTGCCATTGATTATTCTCCGGTAACGCGTTAAAAAATAGATCTCGGAATACTTGTGATTATAATGGCTTGTTTTTTATTGTGCAATAAAGATTTTAATGGCGGTTTAAGGTGGGTTTAACTTTTTAGTTTAGTTTTTGTTTTAAATGGTTCGGATTTGCAGATATTTCTAACATTTGTTTTTTGCACCACATTTATTAGTTGTATCTACAAACCCTGAATGCGTTTTCGCACTAACCGAACTAAAACTTTTTCCAGAGATAAAATATGGTAAATGAGTGTTCTCTGCAATCCGTAAATAATGAAAACACCAAAAAATCCTGTGAAAGAACCCTAACACCCGTTAATTCTTTACAACAATTTTTAGATAGAAAAGAATATGGCATTGGCTTAGTTGAACAATCGCTGCTTTCAGCGATCATTGGCCATGGAAAAAGCTTTAAGTCGATTTCAGAGCTCGCCAGGGTTACGAAAAAATCGCGCAGCTGGATTAGTGTGCTTGTTGCCCGCTTGTCAGATAAAGGTCTCATTTCTAAAATTGAACATCATGAGCAAAAACTGAACGGTGAATATACGGGTCGCATTCTCGGCTTTGAGATTGCGACAGATATGTCTTTTAGGCGCAAATATACACCAGATCTTTCGCCAGAGGATCAGAAGCAAATCCTGAACGATCTTGATTTTGATCCATGTCATATTGAACTGTCTGAATGCAGCCATCAAAACAGTAATGAAAAATTTACCAACATAAACGAAATAATACCGGCTTTGCCGGTGCGGAGCCCAGCTACGCTGGTTAAGGAAAAAAAGTTTGAGGATCGCCAGAAAACGGGTCCGACACCCAAGAGGGCGAAGATCAAGCGACCCCAGGTGTCAATCGTAAGAAGACTGGTCGCTAGTGCTATGCCATCATGTCTAATCAAGAAATGGGCATCAGGCTTCAACATCGCAATGATGGTAAACAAGCTGTATGATACTTTTGGTTTCGAACTGCTTTTCGGATATTTAACGACATTTTGTCGCGGTTGTCGCAAATTTCCATCCAGGAATTACTCACTCGATGAGTTTACAGAGCTCATTGTGGGTGGGATTGAAGTATATCGTGAATCTTTAGGAGTTTTGGAATGAGAAATTTACTATTTATTACTGCAATCACTTGGGTTTTCAACGGTTGTTACAACGCACATTATTATCCAGAAGCTGTCGATCCGGTTCAAACAACCGAAGAGGGCGATGAGATCAACATCCATGTGCCGCCAGCGCAAAACACCCACACGACGATCGTTCAGCCGGTGCAGCAGCCTCATAAGAAGAAAAAGAAGGTGATGAAATGTGTCAAATGGGAATAGACTAAAAAAAGTGTGAAATCATTTGCAAGGAGAGATCACAATGACACAACGCAATATTGCCGATAAGCAATTTTACTCATACGTCGAAACGAGTAAGGGATCATCGCCATCATACGCCCAGCGTGTGACCTTTGGTGATGGTGGTTCGGTTGACGCATTCGCCAGATTGCGAACCAGTGTCCCTACGGTTGTTTTTGATTCTGCTGAATCGATCACTGCGCGGCAGGATCGCTGGAACAGTGCTCTTAGCGGTGGTGGTGCGATCACTTATGTCGCTGATAATGCCAGTCACCAGTTCATTGTCGGTGCGACAGCAGGAGATTCTGCCCGTAGATCAAGCAAGCGCATGAACATTTACGTTCCAGGAACATCTATCCTTGTCCTGACAACGGGAGTTATGGGTGCTGGGGCTACTAATCAAAAAAGACGAATTGGATATTATAATACGAACAATGGGATCTTTTTCGAGCTCTCTGGAACGAACATGGGTCTTGTGAAGCGAACAAAAACAAGCGGCACAGCGGTTGATACCAGGATCGAACAAGCTGATTGGAATATCGACACGATGGATGGCAACGGACCATCTGAAATCGATCTTGATTTTACCAATGCTCAGATATTCATGATGGACCTTGAATGGCTTGGCGTTGGCCGGGTGCGTTGTGGATTCGTCTTCGAAGGAAAAATCATCTACTGCCATGAATTTGATCATGGCAATGAGCTAACAACAGTCTATATGTCCACAGCCAATTTGCCGGTTACGTATGAAGTGGTTAATACTGGCGCATCTGCTGCGAGCGATGATTTCCGACAGATCTGTAGCAGCGTGATCATAGAGGGCGAACGCAGCAAATCGGCAGATCACAGGGCAGTTGATAATGGAATCATACCCGTTCCGATCACCACCGTTGTTGCTCCTGTCATTTCATTGCGACTTCAGACAGCCTATGTCGGGGCAGCTGCAATAAAGCCAACGGAAATCAATTGTCTAAGTATTGGTTCGAAAGATGTTCTCTGGAAAATCCTGTACAATGCAACACTCGCTGGTGATAGCTGGACTACAAATAGCGGCATAGGTGCATTTGATGTTGCTGCAACCGCAGTTACTGGCGGCAAATGCCTCGCATCATGGTATGGCAGTTCCGACACGCGTGAAGCGTTGAAGGCATTCGCGGAACAAGATCAAATTGGTGGGTCAATTGCTGGCGTTCCCGACACGTTAACCCTTGCCGCCGCCAACCTAACGGGTGTTACTTCTGGCAACGTAATTGGATCGATTGCCTACGATGAGATCTATTGAATGAAGCTGTTTTTTTGCTAGTTCAATTGCTGTCTTGAGTGATACCGAACGGCAATCAGCAATTGTTTTCAAGCATCTTCGATACTTTCCAACATGGTAACGTATTATATACGTTTTGTTTCCGTTTTTGTACGAACGCACTCCAAATTCTGGAAAATCATCATCAAAATATACTTTTTTTGTAGGTGATGGCGGCAAATTAGCGATAAACGATTCTGTTATTTTCATTGTTGTTTGTTGAACCCTATATTATAGTGTGCTATGCGTATTGAAGTATGTAAATATAAACCAAGAGGAGCCCGTATGGCAAAACAAAAAAAAGAAGAAAATCAAACAAACCAGACTTTCGCGGAATTGATCAGGCGACTTACCGATGACGAGGAAGTTGGATCGAACATGTCCGATGATGAATATGAAGTACTCGTCGGAAACGTGGTTGATAAAGTAGATGCACTGCGCACTGTAATGTCAAAAATGGAAGCAGAAGCTGAACGCTTGTGTAAAATAAAAAAAGAATTTGAACTAGCCCAACGTCAAGTTGAAAAAAACTATGAACGGCTTAAGTCATACATAATACACGTTATGTCTTCTAATAACCAAATATCCCTACAAGGCGAAAAATTTAAACTGTCTTATGTAAAGTGTGAACAAATCGCGGTGATCGATAGACCACCGACAGAAGATGAATACTTCAGAATTGCGGCAAAATGGCCCCAAGCAGTGCGTCGAACTTTGGAATGGGACAAGAATGCAATCAAGCGTATCGCAAAAGAATCAGATCCTGAAGAACTGAAGGGGCTCTGGTATGACACGCACAGCAAAACAATTAAGTGGAGAGCAAATAAAAATGTCTAACGATATCCAAGAATGGGGCAGTGAATCAAAACTGGCAACAACACCGATGGCGACCGATATCCGGCAAGCATCGGTGGTCACAAGGGCGCAAAAAGAGATCGAAGGATCGATCATCCTGGCGAAGAAATTCCCGCGTGATGAGCAACAAGCCTACAACAGAATTGTGTCGGCATGTCGTCGCATTGGCATGGCAGAAAAGGCAGTGTATGCCTATAAGCGAGGATCGGAACAAGTCGAAGGACCATCGATAAGACTTGCAGAAGTCGCAGCAAGGGCATGGGGAAATCTTGATTTTGGTCTACGAGAACTGGAACGTAACAGCCAGACTTCTCTTGTCGAGGCATACTGCTGGGATCTTGAAACTAACACCAAAAGGCGATTGGAATTTGAAGTCACACTGGCGCGCTATACGAAAAAAGGTGTTGTGCATCTGGAAAATGATCGGGACATTTATGAGCACATTGCCAATTTCGGAGCTCGTCGCTTACGCAATTGCATCCTCGCTTGCATCCCTGATGATGTTACTGCTGATGCTGTGGCTGAATGCAAAAAGACAATGGCTCGAGGATACCAGGGAGATAATAAGAAAGACGCAATCCGTAAGATGATTCTGGCGTTCGACGAAATCGGGATCACCGCGGAACAGATCAAAAAATATCTGAACCTGCCTAATATCGAAGCTGCACATGAGAGCCAGTTTGTTAAGCTGCGCCAGATTTATGCATCAATCAAAGACGGTGTTGCTCTACCAGGTGAATTTTTCGAAATGCCAACTCCCAACAAAGTAATACAGGATGGATATGAACTAGACACGATCGAACTGCTGAAAAACGACATCCTACTTGAACTAGATGGCGTTGAATCGTCCATCGGTAAAACTGTGCAGGAAATCACAGGAACGGACGTGAGGGCGCAAATCACAGCAACATCTGTTCCTGCGAAGTTACAGGCTCTGAGAGCTCTAATTAAAGAAATCGATGCAAGAGCACGGGAGAAAACCTAATGGACACAATTTCTGAATTTCAAAGTTTTGCGGCAGGATATGTGTGGGGCATTCTGACAGTGTTCACTTGCATTATTGTCAGCTGGGTGATTGTTCGTTTTTCGGGACCTGGCAAGTGAATTTTCGTCTTTTTTTCCCACTTTCAAAATATTCGATCTCATTAACGATTGAAATTCGAATTGGTCTAGCATAACGTGGAATACAGGAACCCCACGTTTGGTCTTTTAAAAACATGTCGCTTTGAACTCCATCAAAAAGCAAGATCTTGGCGCATACGATATTGCCCAAGATCTTATTTTTTTCACCGAAAACGACACAATCACGCACCATCGGACTTTTCATGATCAGATTTTCAACTTCTGCTGGGTAGACTTTTTCACCACCAACCATGATGATTTCAGATTCACGGCCCATGATCCTAAGGGCACCGTCCTCACGTTCTATGACGCGATCTTCTGTGTTGTAAAACCTGCCCACCATGGCATTTTCGTTATCAAGATCGCCTAAAATCCAGTCTTTTGCTTTCAGCCAAAGCTGACCAGCGACGATCAGATGTTCGTCCCTAAGTTTAAACCAAAGGGAATCATCGCTATCGCTTTCGATGTCCATAATTCCGGTCTCGGTGAGACCGTAGGTCTGCTTAAATTTAACAAAAGGTAGCTTTCGGACAAGAAAATCAAGCGTTTCCTGGGGCATCGGTTCGCTGCCGTAAGTGATCATGCGCACTGTTTTGAGAAGATCCGTAAAACCATCATCCCATGATATTTTAAGAAGTGTCAAAAAAGATGGGTTGACGGGCAACACCTCGACACCGTTGCAATACACGCAATCAAGAACATCATCCAGCTGCCGCGATCTTGGAAAAAAAAGCTGTGATCCGCTCGTTATTGCTCGGATCACAGTGTTGATGCCCCCGATATGCGCCAAGTTGAGGAAACACAACATTTTGGTAGGTCGAGAAGGATTATTGATATAATGATCCAGCATTTTCGTTAAATCTGCAAGTATCCGTTTTGGCTTACCAGTGCTGCCCGAAGTCTGAAAAACAATGCCAACATTCCCGTCAAGATCATCAAATAGCTGTTCACGCATTTTAAAAAACCCCGCCTAAGTATATTGTTTGACCAGTTATCATTTCAGATCTATCAGAAATATAAAAATCACACACATTTAAAACATCAGCAAAGCTAGCTAAACGACTTATTGCTTGCCTGTCAAGAACGGCACCGATCTTCTCGGCAGGAACATTTTTTATCAGATCAGTGTGGATAGGATTGGGTCCAATGCAGTTGACTGTAATTCCGTAGTCCGCATATTCTCGCGCAAGAATGCGTGTTAGCGATTCCACGGCCGCTTTGCTGCTTGCATAGGCAGATTCACCAGCAAGATCCATAGGAACCGCGCAAGTACTGAAATTGATGATCCTGCCCCATTTTTTAAACATCATTTTCTTAGCAGCCTCACGCGCCAGAACCATCGCGGAGATCGTGTTGACGACATATATTTTTTCTATAGTTTCTATTGGCGTTATCATGGAATGATTCATGGATGCAACGCCAGCGCAATTTATCAAAATATCAAAATCGTATGATGATAAGTAAGCCGCAATATCGTGCGGCAGCGTAAGATCACCGTAAATATGATAATAGCCAGCGTGTTCATAAATTTCTTCTGGCGGCAGCGTACGCGACATGCCGAGCACAAAAAAACCCTTTGACAGATAATGTGACGTTACAGCACAGCCAATGCCCCTGCTAGTTCCCGTTACGAGGACAGTTCTCATCGATTAACCCCCAGATATAGTTTGCAAGACGGTCTAAATTTACGAATGGGCTGTTTTCTTGTGACAACGCACGATCATCGACGATTATAATTTCGCACGGGAAAACATCGTTAACACGTTTTTCAACCGTCACCAAGAACCGCACAAAATCGATAGAATCGAAAAGACCTTTGCTGCCGAACAGCCTGGTTTTTTCGTTGTCAAAATCTTTTTTATGGGTCTGTTCAATCACGGTCTCGCGCAAGATTTGTAAAATCTCTTGTTTCATCATTTGATCCTTCCGTCCCAATTACAAATTGGAAAATCGCGTTGAAAACTCGAAAACTCTTTTTTATTAAACCACATTGCTTTATCAAGCCACATGTAAATAAGTTTTTTGTCAATCCCATTTTTTATTATATATCTATCAAAATATGGTGCTCGCAAATAACCGTGATGATCATGTAGGGCTATCACTCCGGCGTTCGATTCCATGACTTCTGCCTGGATCTTTTCTATCGGCAAATTTGTAAAAACCCAATTGTAAAAGTATGGCGGGATCATGCCGCCAATGCCAACATGCTCGTCGTTTCCGATATAAAAACCCCATCCTGTGAGATTGTGATCTGGCGAATAGTCGCTTAGATTTATAAGACCGATTGGAATACCGCGAAATTCGATGATCCAGTGATAGTAGTGTGTTTTTTGATTTGACCTGTCGAACCATTCTTTGTGTTTTGCATAGTCGTCGCTCGGTAGATCGCTGATCATGTGGCGCGATACACGATGTTTTGTGCGCCATTTCCAGATGCGACCACAATCTTCAGGGATCGTTTCGCGAAAGGTGAAAGCCATGTAATGTCCCGTATTATAGCGTTAATGTTGACAATGGGCTGCGAAATGTATATAACACGTTATATTGTTCTTGGGCAATAAAAAACCAGCATTTGCCATAGAAAACAAATAATTACAAAAAAATCTAAAGATCTTCAGCGAAAATGTCGATAAGGCAGATGTTGGTTTTGATTTAAACGACTAACGGAAAGGAAAAAACAATGATAAAAAATGAAGGATTAAACGCATTTCGCGGTATGTTTTACGGCATTCTTTTTGGGGTTTCGTTGTGGACTTTGCTCATAGCCATCGCCTATTTCTGGCTGCGAGCCTAAACCACCCGTTAGTCTTTTCAGCCTCGGTGTCTTTTGAGGCTGATTTTTTTAAGGAGATGCAAATGATAATAAGCAAAAAATATGCACTAAAGCTTGTAGCGAAAGGATCAGCGGAATTGTTAGGCATTGTTGAACACGATGGTGTTCGCTACATGTCATTAAATCGATTTGACAAAAATCGTACAGATCACTATAAGGTGTCATGATGGTAGTACAGCTAGAAATAACACATAAAAAAAAGACATTTTTAAAAGTCAATGTATATACAATAGTAGGAAAAGAACGATTATTTGATTGCGTTATGTCAGGAACTATTCCTCAGATTTTATCAGAATTAGAAAAAAGATATGATGAACCAGTAATAATACAAAGATCAATTTTCTCCGGTTGGTATTAACCCCTAGGCACCACTTTCTGAAGTGGTGTCGATGATTTCATGTAAAATTTCCCGTTGACCATTTTCTGACTTGATCGCGTTGTAAAACCAAACACAGGTCTTTTAGTCGCGTCCGAAATCCACTGGCCGATACACTCATCTTGCCTTTTGCCGTTCTGTCCGATCGTCTGACAGCCCCAAAGCTTGATCTCAGCGTGTTCAGCGAGCACGATCTGTCGCCAATCAGTGTCTTTCGTTATAAAGCGGCAATTGTCCGGTTTTTCTTCAGGATAACGGAAAAACACGTAAAGCTTATTAGGTCCACTATGGCCGGAGTAAATGAGCTCGTCACAGGGGCAGTTATCAGCCATTTCGTTAAACATTTGCTTAAGAGGGTTAACCATGTCTTTGTATCTTCTTGCATCGAAATGGATCACATCTTCGTAGGGATGTTCTTTTTCATAAGTCAAAATATTATTTAAAAATGTGTCGGAATGTTTCCAACGCTGATTTTTGCCGTCATAAATGGTCTCAAGACCTACAATTGCTAAAACTCTCTTGATAGGCATACGGTTATCTCCTATTCTTTGCATATAGTTATTTTATCAGCAGGAGACCCGCAGTGCAAATTGAAGTCATCGAAATAGATAAATTGATCTTAGATCCTAAAAACGAACGAAAGCATGAGACAAAAAATATCAGTGCAATAAAAGCAAGCCTCGATAAATTCGGTCAGCAAAAACCCGTTGTGATTGATCATAAGGACAAGATACTAGCTGGCCATGGAATGGTCATGGCTGCGAAAGATCTGGGCTGGAAAACCGTAAGCTGTGTTCGTTCCGCACTAAAAGGAAAAGCAAAGTCGGCTTACAGGGTCGCTGACAATAAGACCAGCGATCTATCTGATTGGAATATAGAAGCACTGTCTTGGACGCTGAATGATATTGGCGATGAATTTGAGATGAAAGACTTTGGCTTTGAAAAAGATGACTGGGGTCTGCCTGATAATGACAGCGATGATGACAATTCTGAAAATAAAAAGAAAACTATTACATGCCCGGAATGTGGTTTAGAATTTAAGGCATAAAAAACACATTGCATCATAGTGTTGCATCACATATTCTAACTCTTATCCAATAGAGTAGGGAGCCCATCGCTAGTTCTTTCACCAGACTTGCGATGGGACGCATCTATACCCAAAAGCATTAAAAATTTGCATTTTCTTAAAAACTAGTGATAGCTTTTAGTTAAAAACATGCTAATATTGAAGGTGTCTCGATCTGCCAAAATTATAAAAATGATTTTATAGCAGGGATAAAATGGTTAATAACGATGATAGAAAAACTAAAAGAGGTAGGCCAAGAATTCATGATGAAAAACCACCAGAAATCAAATTTGCTGCAAAACTGAGCAGAGATTGGGTCACAGGTAAGTTGGCTGCTTTTTTGCGCATGAGTGTCGAAGAGCTCAAAGAAGTCACCAAGGATGATCGTCGTGATGCGATCGACTGGTGGGTTGCCAGAATCGTTGAAAAGGGAATCAAGAACGGTGATCACCAATCACTGGATTTCATGTTTAACCGGCTGATTGGCAAGGTGTCAGATCCAGAGGAGATTGACACAACAAAACCAATCATTATCAAGACAATTGATGGTAAATGCATCGAGATGAAACTGTCAGAACCGCAAGCGACCAAAGATGAGGGAGAACCAAAAAATGAAAGCGAAATTGCACCAGATTCAACTTAAGAATGAGGAAAACCCGTTTGAAATAGCCTCGAAAACCTACATCTATCTGCATGAATTAAATCCAGATCTCGCAAAAAACTGGCTCGACAGATATCGCGGTTGTCGCACATCGAAGGACGTGTTAAAGCTGTCTGGTGAGTATGTCTCTTTTATTATAGATTCTGGCTACAGGAAATTTTACGATGAAAATTATTGCTGACATTGGTTCAAACTGGACAAGAATTGGTGATCTGCTTCTCGCGGCAGACATGGCAAAATGCTGTGACTGCGATGCCTTTAAGATCCAGTATTTTTCAGATGCTGATCTTTATGCTCCTGGTGCTGTAAGGCGCAACGACAGGCTTAAGAATACAATCGATCTTGATCTGCTTTGGCGACACTGTAATAGACTTGGCATTGAATTCATGGCATCGGTTTTCAATCCGGACGACATTGAAGACCTGAACCCATACGTTGAAAGATATAAGGTTGCAAGCGGTGAGGCAAAGCACTACCGTCTTTTAGAGGAGATCGCAAAAACAGCAAAACCAGTTATCGTGAGCACAGGATGTTACGATGATTTCAACTATCTTGCTGAAATATTTGAACCAGATCTTGTGACGCTGCTTTATTGCGTAGCGGAATATCCTGCGAGACTGACTGATATTCGGGTTCTTTCGGACTTGATAAACAATTCACCGTTTAAGGTTGGGTTCAGTGATCACAGTTATGATCTTGTGGCAACAGCAGAAATTGCGCGAGAATATGGCTGCACAGTGTTCGAACGGCATTTCAATCCATCATATATGACATCTCTTGAATCTCCAGATTCAGGTCCTCATGCATTAAACCCATCAGATATGGCCTATTATTGCCGCTATCTAAAACAAAAAGGATCTATTTTTCAGCCAGATAAAAACACGTATTTTAGAAGACGACCAATCGCCACTGAAAAAATAAGATGCGGTGAAAAGCTGGTTTATGGTCAAAATTGGGATTTTCTGCGGCCACAAAAAAAAGAACATGACGGCGATATTAACTGGGAATTTCACAATAAAGAACTATTTGCGCAACGCGAAATAGCTTTTGGCGAAAGTTTAAGTTGGAGTAATTGTGGAATTTGTACCGCACAGTCAGAAACAGAATGCAGTACTACTATCTGACAAGAAAATAACGATAGCAGCTACAGGAATTCAATGGGGCAAAACCCTGTGTGGCGTTATGTCCCAGACGATCAAATATTTCACGTTCACAGATAGCCGTGATAATTTTTTGATAACCTGTCCGACTTATAAGATCATGGCACAGGCAACGCTGCCTGTTTTCAACCAAGTAATGGGGCCGTATGGAAAATGGGACAAGAAAAATGATTGCTTTAGAATTACCGGTGGTGGAACAGTGTGGATCCGTTCAGGTACAGACCCAGATTCTATCGTTGGTATTACGCGAATTAGATCCATACTGTGTGATGAAGCTGGCAAGTACACACGTTATTTTTGGGATAACATCCAGGCCCGTTCAAGTTTTTGTGAAGCCCCAATCCAAATAGTGACAAGCCCATATTCGTTGAACTGGCTTTATTCTGATTTCATCAGAAAATGGCATCAAAACGACCCGTATATACGCGAACAATGCCTGGTTGTTCAAGCCAATAGCAGCGAAAACCCCTATTTTCCCATGAACGAATACATTCACCGACAGCGCACCATGGAAAAACGAAGATTCAACATGATCTATGGCGGCCAGTTTGAACGTGCCGAAGGGCTCGTCTATGACTGTTTTAACGAGGAAATCCATGTCATAGATCCAATCGCAATTCCTGAAGATGCTAGGATCCTTTGCGGTGTTGACTGGGGCTATACCGATCCATTCGTTCTTCTCGTATTTGCAATCACAAGAGACGGTATGCGCTACATCATAGCAGAACATGTTAAAACTGGATGCCGACTACCAGAAATGGTGATGGCGGCAGTGCGATTTAGAGATCTCTATAACATTGAAGAATTTCATTGCGACCCTTCACGGCCAGAATATATCAAAGAATTTTGTTTTCATGGTCTTATGGCGATGGGGGCTATCAACGACATTGAAATTGGAATCGAGGAAACATACACTCTTATTAAAAATGATCGTCTTAAGGTTTTCCGAAGCTGCGTAAACACAATTGACGAGGAATCGACTTATCATTATCCAGAACCAAAAGATCTTAAACCCGATCAGGATGGGAAAGATATGCTACCGGTAGACAGCAACAATCACTGCATGGACGCAAAAAGATACGTAGTGATGGCATCGGTTGATATCGAACGAACAGTTCCGATAAAAAGACCAGGATATGATGAGAAATATGATTGGCAGATGCATCATGCCGATCGCATTAAAAAACTTCTCAAGAAAAAGAAGGAGTACACGTACAATGCCTAGCTACCCATACGAATGCCCGAAATGCGAAAGCCAATTTGACGCATATAAAAACTTTGAGGATATCGATAGACTTGAAGAATGTCCAAATTGTGGTATGCTTTTGGATAAGGATTGTCGTAAGATAGCGCGTGTTTATTTCACAGGTGAAAAACCTTTTGACCCTTACTACTGTCCTGGCCTCGGATCTGTCGTTACGAGCAAAGCCGAACGACAACGACTAGCCAAATCGCGCGGACTGCAAGAAGTTGGCAATGAGCCAGTAGAAAACATACATCGGCATTTCGACAGTGAACGTGATCGAAAATGCGAAAACAGATGGAAAGAGTTTTCTGAACCGGTAACGCTGAGGAGCGATGATGGCGGGGATCCAGCAACAACAGACAGCTTATGACAGTCAATTTAACAGCGTCTCGTACGGCAATCCCGATGTTCCGAAAGAAGAACAAGATCTCGTAAAATCAATAATGCAAGAATTTTTCCGCTATAAGCGCCATCGTTCTCTTTATGACAAACGATGGCTTGACTATTACTATCTTTTTCGCGGAAAACAGTGGTCAGCAAAGCGTCCATCGTGGTTATCTGGCGAAATCGTAAATATGATTTGGCAAACAATACAAAGTCAGGCACCACTTCAAACGGACGCTAGGCCCAAATTCTCGTTTTTGCCTATGGATCCTACCGACAGAGATTTTGCCCAGATTCTTGACAAAGTATCAGATGCTGATTGGGAACGTTACAATTGGCTGCAAGTCGTGCTTGCGACTATTCTTGATGGCTATTTGTATGGCACTGGCTTTAGTCATATGCTATACGATCATGACTATAATTATGGGATGGGAGCACCGCTTTACGAGAACTGTGATCCTTTTTACTGCTACCCAGACCCATCGTGCAACAATATCAACGATAGCAAATCCGAAGGTTTCTTTTACGCATACCCAGAGCATACCAATCGCCTACGTAGAAAATATCCTGCAAAAGCCCACCTTATAAAGCCTGATATCGTTGATTCGCTTTTGAAAAAGCGCACAGATCTTGGTTCTGCCAAATTTAATGACTGGCGATCATCAACCGCACAGCTTGCAGCAATAAACTATGATGATTGGGACAATAATTGCCAAGATCGAACACTCGTTATCTATGCTTATCTCAAGCCACAAGATGTTGATCAGCAGGAACAAAAAACCGTGGATGATGCTGGCAACGAGATCAACAAATATATCGTCAAGAAAAAATATCCGAGGGGTCGCCATTTAGTCATCGCAAATGGTGCCATCCTGCATGACGGCCCACTGCCCTACGCAGATGGGCTAATTCCTTACAGCAAGTACAATAACTACGTTTTGCCGCGAGAATTTTATGGTGTAAGTGAGGTTGAACAGCTTGAAAATCCACAAATGGTTTTCAACAAAATCCTGTGCTTTGCTCTTGACTGTCTTGCATTGACTGGAAATCCAATTTGGGTTGTCGATTTCAACTCACGGGTTGATACCGATAATTTGACCAATGCCCCCGGTGGTGTTGTCAGTAAAACCCCCGGATCCGAAGTTAGACGTGAGCAAGGAATGCCTCTAAATCCAGGATTCCTGCAAATCCTTGACCGTATGGTTGGCTGGTTTAATACCGTGAGCGGGCAAAGCGAATTTTCAGAGGGCAATGCCCCCGGTGGTGTTACGGCAGCCAGTGCGATCGAACAGCTGATCAATGCATCGCGGGTCAGGATCCGACAAAAGCAACGCAATCTTGACGCATATCTTAAGGATGTTGGTCAGCAATACATAAACCGCATTTTCGAGTTTTACTCGGCACCGCGCGTTTTTCGCGTGACCAACGATCAAGGGGCTAGCCAATACTTTAAGATGGAAGTCGAAAGCCAAGAGGATGGCGGAAAAGTCGCTAGGGTACAGGAATATATCGAAACAGAAAATGGTGATGTTATTGAAGGCGATGTTCGCAAATTTATCGTCTCTGGTGAATTCGACATTCGCGTTAAAACTGGTTCTGACATGCCTTTTGAAATTGCCGATATAGAAAGAAAGTCGCTTGCACTATTTGATCGTGGCATTATCGATGAAGAAGAAGTATTAACAAAGTTGGAATATCCAAATAAAGACAAGGTCCTTGAACGTCTCGCTGCCCGCAAAGAGGCAATGGCACAGCAAGAGGCTCAGTCACAACAAGGAGCGCAGTAAAAATGGCTGAAATGGATCCCAATCAAATGCAAGGTGGTGCTGGTGGTGAAGGCGGTGGGACACCATCTGCCGGTGAAATCATAGCGAATGTTGATACGCTACTAAGCGTTTTGTCAGAAGCGATCATGACGGGGCCAGCACCGGACGAAATCAAGCAACGCATGGCTGCACTGCAAGAGGAATTTAGATCGATCATCACAGCTGTGTCGCAACAATCGCAGCAAGGCGGTGGTGGTGCTGCTGCTGGCGGTGGGCAAAGATCTGGCGGCATGAATCCACAACCAGTTCGCGGCCAGGGAACACCATCAGGAATGTATTAATATTATTATTTTTGGGTGATTTTATTTTATGGATGAAACGAATTTAGTTAATGAAATGACAAATGCATTGCAATCGGGTCAACTAGATCAATCTGGTTCAAGCCCGCAGCAACAAGCAGGTCAAAATGTGCCATCGTGGGCGGCAGATCCCAATCTTGGCTATGATCCAAACTATAAGATCAAGTACAAAGCCAGCGGCAAAGATCTCGAAGAACCGATGAGCATGATATTGCAGAGAGCCCAACGCGGTTATGACTATGCTCAACTTGTGAACGAACACAAGCAGCGAGAGACAGCGATTGGGCAACGAGAACAACAATTGAGGGAATTAGAGACTAAGTGGAAACCCTACGAAGACTTTGCAACGCAAAATCCTCAGTGGGCAGATCACGTCAGACAAGCATGGGAAAACCGCTATGGTTTTTCAGCCTCTGGTGCACAGTCAATGGCTCCCCAGCAAACTGAACAGCTTAATTCTTCGCTGCCGCCAGAACTGGCGAAAGAGATTTCGGATCTTCGGTCATTCAGGGATGAATATCTGCAGGAACGAAAACTACGCGAAGAAGAAAAGCAACAAGAGGCTCTTAATTCTGAAATCGATGGCGTAAGAAAGCAATATGCCGATATTGATTTCGGGTATACGGATCCAGCTACCGGAAAATCGCTTGAAATGCAAGTACTCGAACATGGCATAAGACGAGGGATCAACTCGTTCGCTGCTGCTTTTAGAGACTTTTACCACGATCAATTGATTGCCAGGGCTGAGATGCGAGCAAAAGAGCAAATCCTGAAAGATCAGCAAGGCAAAATAAAGCAAGGCTTTGTTGCCGAAAGCAACAATAACATGATGGCTGCGAACACTCCCCAGACCGGGCAGTTAAAATCGCGCAGCTATGAAGACCTACTGCGACAGGGTGTTGCAGATTTAGGTATTCAGTTTTAACAAAGGAAAGGAAAGGAAAGCCAATGGCAGTATCAGTTGACCAGCTAACGGCATTGACCCATCGTTACATCCAGCCAAAGCTGCACGACAACATTTTCGATACCAATCCACTTTTGAACAAGATTCTCAAAAGCGGACAGTACAAATCACTTTCTGGCGGGACCACGATTGATCTACCGCTTAACTACGCGCAAGGCGCTGGCGGTTGGTTCGCTGGGGCTGATTCCCTCTTGACGAACGATGTAGAGAACATCTCGGTCGCTCGCTACAATTGGGCATCTGTCTATTCACCCATCGCTATTTCAGAAGAAGACATTCTGAAAAATGGCGGTGATGCTGGCGTTATCAAGCTTTTGGCTGCAAAGAGCCAAATTGCTGAAAAGACGATCAAGGATTTGGTTGGCACAGGTCTTTATTCCGATGGCACCAACACAAAGTCTATCGTTGGTCTTAGAGATCTTGTCGCTGTCGATCAGACAGTTGGCGGTATCTCTCAGTCAACAAACTCATGGTGGCAAGCGCAAGTGGACAGCACCACGACAACGCTGACCATTTCAGCGGTAAATACGCTGTATGAACTGGCATCGATCGACAGTAAACCGAATTTGATCGTGAGCTCTCGCGCGCTTTACAATTCGTTTTACAATCTTCTGCAACCGCAGCAAAGATTCTATGACGACACGACCGCAAAGGCCGGTTTCCAGAATCTAATGCTTAATGGCGCAGTGTGGATGAGCGATTCTCATTGTCCCGCTTATCATGCCTTTGGCTTGACACTTGAGGACATTCACTTGTTCTATCATCCAGAAATGAATTTCTCGACCGATCCGTTCCAGAGCCCAATCAACCAACGCGTCCGGACAAGCCGCGTCACTTGGATGGGATGCCTTGCATCGTCGAACAACCGTAAACATTTCAAGCTAAGCGCAATAACCGCTTAAGAAGAAAGGGAAAGGTGAAAATATGAGTTTTAATTTCCCACCAAAGATTCTTTTGACTAGCCTCAGTGCCGTTGTTAGTGCTCGCAGTGCTAACAGCCCAGAAGTTGGCGACAGAATGTGGTACGAAGGAAAAGAGTACATTTACGTATACAATGAAGGAACAACCCAAGCATCTCCTGGCTACGGTCTAACACCCGTTGCCGCGAGTGCAACATCGCCTTACACTTGCACGGTGTCGTCTAACAGCGGTTCCCCGCTTGTAGGTGTTGTCTACAATGCTACGCTGACCACTGCGACTTACGGTTGGGTTGTGAGCAAAGGCACTGTTCCAGTACTACCTGGTGCATCGTATGCCGTTGGAACCCCGTTGACGCTTGATCTTAACGGAGTTTTCGTCACTGCAATCGTTACGGCAATTCATTGCCATCAAGCGATCGCAACCGTAACCGGTGTGACTGGCACTGCTACCAGTGCTCACGTTTACGGCAATCTTTAACCGCTGAAAGCGAGGTTTATTATTAATATTATGAGGACATCCAACATCATTCTGGAATTGCAGCCCTATACGAACCAGATCGCTTTCACGCCAAAGCAGATGTATGCTAATGCGTGTTCAAGCGATGCAGAAACGCTGAATCGTTGGCTCGACACTTGGTTGTCAAATATCTCTGAAAATCAAAAAAGATTTGGTCCTTTCAAGGAGAATTCTGTGGGTTCTCTTTGGAAATCCAAAGAGGGATTGCCCTGCATCATAGCCGGTGCAGGGCCGTCACTCACTAACAACATTCACCTTCTGAAAGACAGGCCATCGTGGTTACCGTTAGTATCGTGTCTCCATTCTTTCCATGCCATGGAGGATGCCGATGCGCGAGTTGATTATTATGTCACACTTGATGCTGGTACAGACATTACGACAGAGGAAGTTACAGAAGGCGGAAAAAAACCAGAAATCGAGTACTGGGAAAAAACAAAAGAAAAAACCTTGATCGCATTTATCGGAACAAGCCCAAAGCTTATTGAAAAATGGCAGGGCAAAATCCTTTGGTATAATGCTCCTGTTCCTGGCGGCAAGTACAAAGACGAATGCGATAAGATCGAACCGTTTAATTGCTGGGTAAGCAACGGTGGTCATGTTCTTGGTGCATGTTTTTACATCGCAAAGGCATGGCTAGGATGTCCGACAACGCTGTTTATCGGTGCTGATTTTGCGTTTTCAAATCGCGACAAGGTTCGGTTCCATGCATGGGACAGTAAATATGATGCGAACATCGGGCAGACAATCCGATGGGTTGATATTTGGGGCAATAGCGTTAAAACGTGGCCGAGCTATTGGAATTTTGCCCAGTGGTGGGCATATGTCAGTAAAACTTTGCCAGGGACCTATGTTAATTGCTCAGAGGACGGTATTTTAGGCGCATTTCGCGAAGGAAATCTCGATTCAATTCAGCAAAAATCTCTGGCCGAAATGCTCGAAATTTATAAACTTCATGACAGATTTGCGCATCAGGCTACAAAACCAGATGAGTTTTTGGATCCTGATAGCAAGTTTATTCTAATCTAAAAAAAAGGGGAGATATTCGATGGCATTTACACTTACCCAGACGCAACAAACAGTGTTCGGAAATCAACGTGTGTTGCAGGGCGAAGTCACGGCAGATAATACTAGCGGTTATGTCGATAGCGGTTTTGATCACATTTATCATGCCCAAGTCAGTGCAAAAAGCCAGACAACGGGCTGTAGAATTCTACTTAACTCGCTGCCATCTGGAACTGCAACGGCAGGTTATCTGGCGTTTTCAAGTACGACTAGCGGTGATGTTTTTTACGTAACAATTTACGGACGGTGATTTGACATGACAATTGGGCCAGTAAAAGCTTTTGCTGTCACAGCAGCATCCGGATCGACTTACACAAGCGCGGTTGATCTTGGTGGTGCTTATGGCAAGTATCTTTTCATCATCCCGACAATGACTTCTGGATCTGATCTTGGTCTTTTGGTTTCTGATCTTGAAGACGGGACTTTTAGGCGACTTTATGCAATGGCGCAAGCGACACCAACATTCACGGTCGCAGCCATGAATTTTGATTCAGCTGTCACCAATTGCGCAATTCCGATCGATCTTGCTGCGCAGTTCATCAAAGTCGAAATCAAGTCGGCAATGACAGCCTCGACAGCAGAATTTAAGTTTATTTGTTGTTCAAATTAACAAAGGATTATTATTTATATGCCAATGGTTAAAGTGTGGAATCGCAATAGCGTAGTGCATAAAGAGATGTTTAAAGGCGAGGAGATCGTTATCCAGCCTGGGAAATACATAACAATGGATTTCAACGAGGCTAATGATTTTCGCGGTCAGTTCTTCACGCCAAAATTCAACAAAGGCGGTGCTCAGACGGTCGATTCCATGAAATACATCGAAATCGATAAATGCGACTATAAATCGGCACTGGATGAACTCAATAGTCGCGGTGAAGATCGTGCTAAAAAAGCATACGTATGCATGAAATGCAATAAGGAATTCACTTCCAAGCGGGCACTGCTAACTCATGTAAAAAACACTCATAGCGATGAGCTAGCAGATGATGAAACCCGCGAGGAACTGGAAGCGGAATTAGAAGGGGCATAAACAATGAAAATTGATCTTCAGGGACGTTGGCATATTAAGCTGTATCGTGGCGAAGATCTGATCGAGGAACGTGCTGGCCGCAATATCATTACGACAGATGGCAAGTCGTTCTTGGCTGCATTTTTGTATAGTGCTGCCGTTAGCGGTGGGACGTGGCCTATGCGTTATATTGCGATCGGCACAGGAACTGGCGCAGAGGCTGCTGCCGATGCTGCATTGGGCACTGAAGCTGCAAGGGCTACCACTGGAACCGTATGCAACATCGCTGGCGGAATCTATCGCGTGATAGCAACATTTGCGAGCGGAGAAGGAACCGGAGCGATCACAGAATACGGTCTTTTTGACACGTCTAGTTCCTCTGCTGGCACTATGTTTTCGCGTGATCTGGAATCAGCGATCAACAAAGGAGCCAACGACACGTTAACTGTTATAACTGATGTTACGGTCGCTTAATGAGGGATCGCAATGACCGACTTTACGAAAACCATAACGGTTGGCCTTGGCCTAGTTGGCCTTGGAAATGCGGTCTATTGGGGTTCCGGTATGGTCTGGGGCTCATCAAATTGGGGCGAACAAAGCATTGCTCTGATCGTTTATCATCAGATCATATCGACAATGTCTGTTTCTACGACTATTGGCAAGGATATTGCGCATCAATTCGCAACGACAATGCCAATCAATACCAGTCGCTCGTTCGATTTCCAATTTCAAATCAATGACAGCCTTTCGCTTGATTCATCGAAAAGCAGTGACTTTGTAAAAAGTTATGGCAACGATTTAAATCTAGTGTCGGCACCGAACGAAATTAACGTACTCAATGGTCCATATTCTAGGATATGTGCTGGTGGGTCAGATAATTGGTTGTCGTGTGTGTCGAACGCTTACGCATTGTCTTCGACATCCTCGACTTGGACTACCGCAGCTGCGGCAAGTACTACTTGGAGTTAACAGGACAATGACAATCACAATTAGTCAGATGAATGATATCATTCGTCAACGCTATAACGCAGTTGGCGATAATTATTTTTCAGATCAATACATTTATGATCTTATTTTTGAAGCTGAAACACAGCTTGCAAAACAAGGTTATGTGATCGAGAACACTTACACTACAACATCTGTAGCTGACACGCGCGAACTATCTTACCCACAAAACACGCTTGGCGTAAGAGAAGTACGCTATGACTACGACAAATTGATCAAGCTACCGTTGATCGACGATCCAAAGGTAAATAGTTCGAATCCTACTGGAACGCCAACGCACTATTCTGTGTGGGACAATGTTATCATCCTCTATCCTACTCCCGACACTTCTGGCGACACGATCCAGGTCAGGGTCTATGAGAATGCACAAAAGCTAACTGCAACATCAACGCTGAACGTTCCTGATGAATTCCAGATTGATCTTGTTAATTTCGTTTTGGCTCATATGTCGCTGAAAGACACCAATATACCGCTTTATCGTGAGTATATGCTGCTATGGAACGATTGCCTCAATAAAGCACGTGAACAACGTGCAGTGCGAGAGCAAGCCGATAAAAGCGCACAGGTCAGAGACGTATACTTTGGCATCAGTTATCCTGGCATTAACACCGGAGCATTAGGCGGTCGATATGGCTTCTAACCGTTTTCAGGTTATGTATCCGCCAAAGGGTTACATTGGGCTTGATGGCGGACTTAACACTAAATTTGATAAGCAGCTTATCGCTGACAACGAGACCCCAGATTGCCTCAATGTGATCTATGGAAACGGTTCGGTTGAGACACGCGGTGGGACAAGCAAGCTGAACACAGCAACGGTTGGAACGTTTGTTTGTGACGGTCTCTATACGCGGCACGATAATAGCGGTGCACAGACCATGACAGCATGGTTCGGTGGGACACTCTATGCGTGTTCAGCGACATCGTTTATCACCGTGGCGAGCTCTCAAAGCCTCTGGACAGCTGGCGTTAGGGTCGCTAGTGCAGAATACGAGAATTATCGCTTTTACGGCAATGGTGGTGCTATTCCCGCAAAATACAACGGGGTCACGTTTACACGCCATGGTGTTTACCCACCGACAACAACAATGACAGCTGCAACGGCACCGACAGGCACTGCGCTGACTGGTCAATATCGTTACAAAGTCGCTTACGTTAACAGCAATCTTGTTGAATCAGATGTTGGTCCTGCTACAAGCACATTTACGGCAGCAAGTGAAAACGTAAGACTAACATCAATACCTGTCGCACCGGCAAGTTTTGGCGTTAACGCGAGGTATCTTTACCGCACTGTTACGAGCGGAACGGTATTTAAACGTCTTGCAACAATATCAGATAATACAACAACCACGTATGAGGATGCGATCGCGGACGCGTCGCTAGGTGCTGATGCTCCTGATGATCAAGGTGTTCCACCAATTTATAGTGTACTGGTCTACCATCAGGCTCGTCTTTTTATGATCGATCCTACCACAAATCTGGTGTGGTACACCGAGCTAGGAAATCCCTATGTCGTCAAAGCTGAAAACTTTCGTCGCATTGGCGACACTTGCGGTGAAATCCCAAAGACGCTTGCCGTTTATGATAACGGTATTCTTGTTGGCTGTGCTAATGGTTCGACATGGCTTATTTATATGCCTGACACTGATGATGCGAACTGGATTGATGTAAGGCTCAAGACAGATTTCGGTTCAAAAAGTCCGTTTGGATGGTTCTATTTCAGTAATCGCTTGATGATGCCAGCCATGCAAAACGGAAAATTTGTAGGATTTGCCGTGATCTCTGGAAATTCGATCGAACCAACGGCAACGCTGCTTACAACATCTAGTGCTCTTGGTGAAACATATTCTGATAAAATAGAAAGCCAGATTTTCGATATTCAGGAAACATATGTTGGTAACATTTCAGCTATTGTCCATAAGAATAAAGCCTATATTTCCTGCACATATGGTGCTGGGACAACAACAAATAACAGAATCTATTTCTTTGATTTTTCCCAAGAGAACATAAGCAAAGATCAAAAATTCATGTGGGCACCGTGGACGGGGCTCAATGCTGCCCAATTCGCTGAATTTAACGGTGATCTTTACTATGCAACATCAACCGCAACGGGGTTCGTCTACAAGATGAATACCGCTACGTATTCGGACGATGGCACTGCGATAAACTCATACTACTGGACTAAAGAGTTTTTCGGTGAACCTGGCCATGAAGGCTACCACAAAGACTGGCGTTGGCTGAATATGCTTTATGAGCTATCAGGCAATTACAGCATGAATTTGACCACCAGGATTGATTCAACTCTTGGATCTGGTGCAGTAGTGAAAGAAATCGATTTAACGCCAGGGGCTAGTGCCTGGGGAACCCTACGCTGGGGCATTGACACTTGGGAACCAGGACAAGAAACTGATGACAATCAGTTCTCTCTAGGCAATTTTTCAGGAAAGCGCATTCAGTTCCGTTTTTCAAATCAGAACACTGTGAATCAGAAATTTAAAGTCGCAGGAATATCACTTATGTACAATCTTAAGGGGAAAAGATAGCCATGGCATCAGCATTAGAAAGACGCTATGAATTAATGTCGCAGCAAATTCAAAGTCGTGAAAACGCGCAGCGACAGCAGGAGCAAGAGGCACTACGCAGAAGGTTCGCATCGATGGGGGCTCTTGGATCCGGAGCGGCACTGAAATCTGAACAAAAGATTGCAGATCTATCGGCAAGGCGACAAGCCGAGCAAATGGGATCTCTTGAAGCAACAAAGCTTGCGGAACAAGCACAAGCAGAAGAAATTGAAAAGCAGCGTGAATTTTCACGTTCTGAACGTCTAGGCGGCCAAGAATTCGCTGGATCACAGGCCGAGCTACAAAGACGATTTGCCACTGGCGAGAGGCTAGGCGGACAGGAATTTGCAGGATCACAAGCTGAATTGCAAAGACGATTTGCGACAGGTGAAAGGCTTGGTGGTCAGGAATTTGCTGGGACACAGGCAGAACTGCAGCGTAAATTTGCTACCGGTGAAAGACTTGGCGGCCAAGAATTCGCCAGAGGAGAACGGCTAGGTGGTCAAGAATACATGTCTGATGAGGCAAAAAAAGTACGTGAATTTCAAATGCGTGAACGTGCTGGCGCTGAATCATTTGCAACTCGAGAGCGAGAATCATCTCAAAAATTCGCAGCGACCCAAGCCGAAAAAGAACGTGTTGCACAGGCAAGCAATTTGGCTACACAACTTAACTCGCAGGAAAAAATCGCAGCTGCCGCTCAAAAACTTCAGAAAGAAATGTTTGAACGTGAATTCGATATTAATGCGATCGTTTCGGCATACAACATGGGATGGCGGCCATCTTCTGATGAATTAGGAAATTTGCAAAATAAACTTAGGCAGGGCGGCCAGTATATTCGCGGTGCATTAATAACATAATTTATAGGTGCAATATGGCATTCATGCAAGTCAGACAAGAACAGCCTGTTTTTAAAAAAAAGAAAGATACTGAGGGAAAAATACTTGGCGGTTTAGGTGCTCTTGGTGGTGCTATGGTCGCAGCAGCACCGTTCACGGGTGGTGCATCATTAGCAGTTGGCGCGATAGGTGCTGGACTAGCAGCATCATCAGCACTAAGATCGGCAACGCGTCCAGAACCAAGTCCAGGATCTTACAGCAACGTTCCTCAAAACGCTAATTTAGTGCAGCCAACAACCATGGCAAATAGGCTTGATCAGATGCAACAAAATCCTGTCGCTCAGATCGAAAAAGCCAAAACCGCACTGGATTATCTCAATCTTGATCAAGAACAACGTCTCTATTATCAAAAACCGCTTGATGAGGCACTGGCTCGCTATCAAGCACAATCTAAGCGGGGTTATGCCTGATGGCCATTATCTCTGTTCAGCAGCCACAACGTGAAGAAAAGAAAGAACGTAAAGATCCTTTTGAAGATATCATCAAGGGTCTTAATGTTGCTCAATCAGTGTTCGGGATCGCTAGTGCAGCCCAGCAAATGGGTGTCAATAAGCTGCAAAAAGAAAGACTTCAAGTTGATTTAGATAAGTCTAAAAAAGAATCACAAGAATATGAAAAGGATATGAGATCCATTGCAAATCTAACAGAAAATTTAATATTAGATAAGCGCATGGAACAAAAACTACCTGTTTTTAAAACCTATGAACCGGGAGCAAGAGAAGCTTCTGGAGAAAAAGGCGAAAAACTTTGGTATTTTAAAGATCAAGCAGAAGCAAATTATTGGCTGTCAAGGGCTGATGCTCAAACTAAAGAAAAGCAAAATGAATGGATTCAAAAAAACAAGGATGCTCTTACAAAAAAAGATAAGATACAAATACAAACATCTTTAATAAAAGACATACAACAATCTCCTGAAAATCAAAATTTAGTAACGCGAGTTGATTCTTATAATAATGCAAAAATAAACTATTCTAACGCGTTAAGAGCACTACAAAAAGGTGATGAACAAGCTCTTGGCATTTATGACAGAAATCTTGCTGTTGCTGGTGAAAAAGCAGCACAGCCTGGTAGCACTGTAATGCCTGGAGAATTTCAATCTATATTAGAATCTCAAGGTTTAGTTGATACATTTAAAACAAAAATGCAAGCTATTCAAAACGGTGCGAAATTGGGACCAGCACAACGTGATGCTGTTTTTCGTGTTATTACAAATAACCTGGCAAATAGTCTTGAACAGTATTTTTCTGGTCCAGTAAGAACATTTGGATCTCTTGGATTAGAAGCTGGAATCGGAGAAACAGAATTAATTCCGCCATCGTATTATCAATTGAGAAAAGAAATTGCACAAAATAAATATAATACGATGAAAGAAGATATTAACATTATTATGGGAATTCCTGATTCTCCTGTTCAACCCAACATGTCGATCTCTCGTCAGCCATCGATTCCGCTTGAATCGCAAGCACAGGCAACAAGTGATGATGCTGCTATTCGTTCATATCTTGATAAGATACCGCAAAAAAAGACTACACCATCAATTTTACCAACGCGTCAAGTGAGCCCTAGGAGATAATTCTATGCCAGAACAATACAAGGTTGGTGAAATAAAGAAAATTTATGACAGTGTTTTAACTAAGTACGAACAAGATCCATCAGATCCATTAGTATCGCTCTATGCACAAAAGCACGATCTTTCAGTTGATGATCTTGGTGCTGGTGCTGCTGCTAGAAGGGCATTGGCAAAAAATCCAGAAGATAAAGGTGCTCTTGCTGTCAATAATGATCTATTTCAAAAAATAAGCGATAAATTGCCAGCTGAAAATCTAGGTTTTTTTGATGTTGGCGGTGGTTATCGATCTGAAAAAGGCGGTATCATTCCATATGCCAAAGCACTAACAGCAAGAACCCTGGTTAACAACACGATTTCAAGCAATCCAGATTTGCAAGCGCAGTATTTTTCAAGAAAAGGATATATTTCGCGTGTTATTGGTGATCGCGTTGAGATCAGAAGACCAGATGAAATTGGTTTTCGTCCTATCGAAAAAGATGGAATAGATCTTTTCGACGCTACCGATATCGTCGATGATGTTTTGCAAGGCGTTGCCGAAGGAGCGAAGATAAGCGCGAAAACAGCTGGTGCAGCGACTGGCGTTGGCATACCTATTGCTATGGGTGTTGCCGGTGCTACTGGTGCAGCATTTGAAACTGGCCGACAAGCAGCAGGAAAGATCTTAGGTACTAGGGATGATTACGACTTTCCACAGATCATGAAAGAAGGATTGATAAGCGCAACATTTCCAGGAGCACAGGTTGCCGTTGGTGCTGGTCTTAAAGCTGGCGCTACTGGCGTTACAAAATTAACCGGTCTACTTGAACGATATAAGCCAAATGAGGCTCAAATACGTGCCGCTGCTAAGGATCTTGGCCTGGAACTACTACCTGGTCAGATATCATCGTCAAAGCTTGTTCAAGAGCTAACAGAGGCTCAGTATCGTGCTGCTGGACTGCTGGGTCCATATGCTATTAAGGCAAAGAAAGTAATAAACGATACCTATGACAAAATAGAATCAGAACTGCGCGGTTTAGTGGGGCCGAGAAGTGGTGATAAGCCTTACGCGTCCGGTCAAAAATTCATGGATTCTGTCGAGACACTTATAGATGCCAGAAAAGACGCTGCCCAGACTTGGTATCAGTCAGCAACGGATGCCAACTTTTTCAAAAATGCAAATGTTAATACAACAAATCTATCCGCTAATCTTGCAGCACTAAAGGATAAATATCAGGGCAGCGGTAGTTCTTTGGATATGATAGCAAAGTATGAAAACATGCTTGATGGTGTCAATAGAATGCATGGTCTTAACAGGCTTAAAAGCGAAGTACTCGATGAAATTAGAATGAAAAAAGGAGCGGTGTCTGGTTCTGAACTGGAGACAATTAGAGACATAAAAGATCTCATCAAAGATTCATATGATGAAAACTTTGATATGTTTTTGCAAAATGCGAAATCTGGCAAATGGAAAACTAAGCCAGAAGATATCATCGCAGCAAAAACATCTAAAGATATCGCTGATAGGCTCTGGCGTGATCTTTATGAAGATCTGGCAACGATTGTCGCAAGGCCGGGCAAAGAAGTACGCGGTGGTCCAGAGGCTGTTCTTGAAAAGTTTATGATTCAAAATCAGCCAGAAAAATTCATCGATAAAGTGTTCAGTTCTAACGACATGAAGAAAATAACTGAAATAGCCAAAAGATTTCCAGAAGCTTTTGAGACACTGCGCCAGGGAAAACTACAGCAGCTGTATGATAAGTGGGCTCCTGGCGATGCGTTTAATAAAACGGTCGCAATCAATGAACTAAAGAAAATGAAAGATGATAAATTAAAAAATATCATTTTTGGAAAAGACGCAGATAAAAAGATAGAAAATCTCATAGTGATTTATGATTCTATTCCAAAAGAGATGAACCCATCTCAAACAGCAAAAGCCCTACAGATCATAAACGGTGAATGGTTCAAAGCCAACACAGCATCATTGATCAGAGGAACACTTTTAAGTTTATCGAGAACTAGCGCTGATCTCGGTCAAGGACTGCTTTTAAATCTTGGGAAAACCCTAGAAGGAAAAAGAGCACTGCAAGCAGCTGGAATTGGAAAGCAGGGCGTGAGGCAGTTATTGCCATCTGAAAAGGGTCCAGAATCAGAATACATTTTATTACCGGATATGCAAAACAATAACAAATAGGAGAACTAATCAATGGCAAGCCCAAGTGTAACCTATAATTTCGTTAACGGAACCGTGGCTGATGGTGATCAAGTTGACACCAACTTTCAAGATCTGATCAATGCCATGACTGATGGAACAAAATCATTTTCGATCGATGCTCTTACGGTCGCTGGTGCAGCATTATTTAACGGTGCTGTGACGCTAGGCAACGCAACTAGCGATGATGTTGTTGTGACCGGATATCTTGCATCTAACCTGATCAGCAAGACGACGAACACCTATGCGTTGGGATCGTCAACTATTCTATATTCTGCCGTATATGCGACAAGAATACTTGCTGGCGATGGCACTGCCGCAGCCCCTGCATATTCGTTTAATAGCACTGATAATGGCGATAATGGCATGTATCTATCAGCTGCGAACGAGATTTCCTTTGCAACGGCTGGGACGCAGAGGATGGTAATTGAAGCTGGCGGCTTCATTGGGATAAACACCAGCAATGCAGCTAACCTATTTCACATTGTTGGTAATGCTAATGCATATCCTGTATATGTTCAAGCCAACACCACATCAGGACAATCCTACGGCCCGATTATCACTGCCGGAACAAACAGTTCTGATATGGCATTTCTGGTAAAGAATGGTGCAGATAGTGCTACATATTTTGCAGTTAGAGGAGACGGCAACGTCGGTATCGGCACGGCTAGTCCTGGATTCAAACTAGATGTTTATGCTGATATCGGCAACTATGCTGCAAGAATCTACAATGATAATGGAGCCGCCAAGGGACTATACATCTATGCAAAAGCAAATGACGTGGGCGCAACGCCTGTATTGATGTGTGAATCTGCTGGTGCAAGTAATATATTCGTAGTAAATGACACAGGCAACGTCGGTATCGGCACGGCTAGTCCAACCTATCGCCTAAGCGTTGTCGGTTCTGCTACTGACGCTACTCCTGCTATTGAAGTGAACAACTCTAGTGATGCTACAAAAATAACTCTAAACTGCAACGGCACGATAACAGCGGATACATCTGCCTGGGCATCAGCAGCTGGAACTACTGTAGTTATCGACTCGAATACGTTTAAATTACTTTCGTCTTCGCTTCGATACAAAACAGAGATTCAAGAACTGTCCAGCGAAATTGATAGCAGCAAGATATACGACTTACATGCTGTAACGTTTCGTTATAAGACGGACGATAAGCGCACCCTTGGTTATATCGCTGAAGAAGTGAACGATATAATCCCTGCTGTCGTGCACAGAGAAGCAAAAGGACCTAACGGAGAAATGGTTCCTGAGAGTGTTGCATATTCTCTCTTGCCTGTCCTTATTATCGAGGAAATGAAAAAACAACAAGCCCTCATCCAGGCACTCACCGAACGCCTAAATAAACTTGAATCAAAAATAGCGGGATAATTATTTCCCGCCTTTTGGTTTTTTGCCGCCTTTTCCTTTTTTAGTTCCGCATGGCATAGTCAATTCTCCTTTTAGTTTATTTTTCTTGATAAAACAGTTGAAACATAAGACTATTCGCATTAGTGTTGTATTTCAATATTCTTTTACTATTTGGATTTTATTTATGACATTTTTCGATTCACAGCTGCTGTTTTACGCGATAGTTCTTACCTTTATCGGTTTTTTAATACTTCAAAATCTTTATTTCCATAGAAAAGCAAAGTTTTTGTCTTTGAACATAAAGGATCTTGAAGCTGATGTTACAGTTCAAAGAAGTAAAAACGACACATTAAATAGAGAGATCGAACATCTTCGAACTGATTTACTTCGGGCACAGAAAAACCCAGATGTTATTAGGGTTCTTTCAGATCTCAACAAAAACGGCACTGTTTTGCGTGTTGAAAGAATAGATCCTGATACTGTTTTTCAGTGGTCTCCTGGATCTGGCGTAAGGAATTAAGATGAAATCTTGCATTATAACTGGCGGCACTGGAACGCTTGGCCGCGAACTAATCAGGCAGATCACAGTTGGAAAGTATTTTGATCCTATAGTGGTTTTTTCGCGAGACGAGGCAAAGCATATTGAACTAGAACGTGAATATGATAACGTCCGTACGTTTTTGGGTGATGTTGTCCGCAGTGAAGACATAGGATCTTGCATAAGAAAATACCAGCCAGATACCGTTTTCCACTGTGCTGCGCTTAAGCATGTCGATCGTGGCGAGGTTCAGACAACACAGTATATTAATGTCAATCTTAATGGCACGATCAACGTCACAAATGCATGTTCTAATTTTCGCGTTAAGAATATGGTTTTCTTTTCGACTGATAAAGCAGTGCTGCCAATAAACGCCTACGGTATGACAAAGGCGTTGGCTGAAAAATACATACAAAGCAAGTGGTCAGATGATGAAAAGAGCACTAATTTTGCTATTTATCGCTGGGGCAATATTCTTGGTTCTAACGGATCTGTGCTTAAGCAGTTTGTGAAAGACATTATCGATAAGAAAAGAATCAAAATCACTCATCAAGATATGACCCGCTTTTGGCTCACGATAAGCGAGGCTGTATTCTATGTGCTTAATAGCTATCTTGAACGAACGATCCAGCCAAGGATCTGCCCCACGATCAAGGCGGCAACGCTGATCGATCTTGCCTATGCTGTGGCATCTTGCCTTAGCATGGAGTACGATCTTGATTTCAAGATCACAGGGATTCGGCCTGGCGAGAAGATCCATGAACATCTGAAATCTGATCATGATTTTTGCATCAGATCTGATAATGCGCCAAGATACAAAGCTGATGAACTAGAAGCAAAAATTAAATCAACGGTATTGGAGCTCGCTGGATGGCTAAAATAGGAATCATTGGTGCTCGGGGAAATATGGGAACACGCTACGGTCTTATCACCAAGGCTCTTGGCCATGAAGTGATCGAAGTTGATCTAGGATCGTCTAACAGACCACTTTTGCACGATTGCGATGGGATCATCATAGCAACGCCAACGGCAACACATTTCAATCTGATCATGGAATGGGGTCATAAGCCAATACTTTGCGAAAAGCCTATCAGCAAGCATGTTGATGAGATCGATGCATTGTTCTCACAAAAAGAATGTAAAAAACTCAATGTTCGTATGATCAATCAGTACGAATATTATATTTTAAAGCAAAAAGAATTTGAGAAGATTGTTAAAGACGTTCCTTATCGTGGTTTACAGCCTCAGACGTTTTTCAACTATTACAAGCATGGAAACGATGGGCTGATCTGGGATTGCATAAACATCATTGGTCTAAGTGGAGGGTCAGTTCAGATACATGGAACTGGTTTTATTTGGGAATGCATGATCAACAACATCCAACTTTGCATCAGCGAGATGGATCGTGCTTATATCTGGAACATCAGAAGTTGGCTCAATAAATTTGACGAGAATCATGAGTATATTGTTAAAGCACATAAAAAATGCCATGAAATGGAGCAAAAACTAAAAAATGACTACAAGAGTTGAAATATGCATTCAGGCACGTAACAGTTCAAGCAGAATGCCAGGAAAAAGCATTAAGCCCCTAGGCGATGGCACGATCATCAGCTATATGCTGCAAGCGATCAAAAACGCAATAAACCCACTTCGCGGTGATGCTACGGTTTTTAACTTTGATTTTGGTGTGAATTTGCTGGTTCCAGAAGACGAGTTTTCTGACTGGTCGTCGCGTCACAAAGATAATTTTGACATGATCTTTGGCGGTGATCTTAACAACGTATTCTCTCGGTTTTGGACAATTTACAATTTGAAAAAACCAAAATACGTTATGCGTCTTACTGCCGATTGCCCGTTGATTCCGCAGCCAGCTATCAACCGATCGATCTATCAATGCACCAAGCATCGGCTTGATTATCTGTGCAATAGCTGGGAACATATACGCACAACACCGGACGGCCACGATGTTGAAATCATGTCGGCAGATGCAATGGAATGGCTGTTTAAGCACAATTCAGATCCAGAGGATTTCGAACACGTTACGATCGCTTTAAGAAAGCATGTTCCATCTCATCTCAGGATCGGAGTGTTACTGACAAAAGAGGACAATTCTCACATAAAATGCTCGATTGACACGCCACAGGACTTTGATGCTGTCAACTATAGGCTTAAATCGAGTAGTGAAAAACGAAAAAAAGCAACGGAAATGGGGTTTGGAATCTATGACTATTGATAACATTATGCTTGATCGTGCAAATCGGTGCATAGCCCAAGGCTATCTCACAAATTCTAAAAATCCAGAGACAGACATTTTTGGCGTATTCCCTACGCATTTTAAAAAAGGCAAGGGCTGCTGGATCTATGACACTGAAAACGAAAGGTACATGGATTTAGTGTGCGCTCTTGGCTGCAATCTTTTTGGCTATGGAAATTTGCTGATAGAAAATCAAGTCACTGCTGATTTTGGCCTATGCCTTGGCGGTAGCACCGTGCATGAAGTCTATGCTGCCGAAGCGGTTAAGAATGTTTTTCCTTGGATTGAAAAGATCAAATTTGTAAATTCTGGCACCGAAGCTTGCATGGCAGCGGTTAGGATCGCCAGATCTTACACTGGACGACCGTATATTCTAAGCCAGGGCTATCACGGTTGGTCCGATGAATTTGTATCGCTTACACCGCCAGCCAACGGGATCAATCGCTTTTCTTCTATCTTTGAACTGCCGCAGGATTTTGATGATATCCCAGATGAGATCATTTCGAACACTGCGGCCATCATCATTGAACCTGTCATTTTGGACGATAGCAGAGCTCGCATTGAATGGCTCAAAAAGCTTCGGACGCTTTGCACAGAAAAAGGCATTGTGCTGATTTTCGATGAAATTGTTACGGGTATCCGTTATCCAGATCATGCCGTAGCGAAGCACTGGAACATCACACCAGATCTGTTCTTACTTGGGAAAGCTATCGGCAATGGTCATAAGATTGCCCTCGTAGCTGGCCCTAGCGCGCTCATGGACGGCAAATATTTTGTATCAGGCAGTTATTTTGGCCAAATTACATCGCTGCAAGCTGTGCGGGCAGTGATTGAACTAATAACAAAAAAGGCCAATCAATATAATATCAACGTTCTTAACGATAAAACAAAATATTTTAGAGATTCTTTTAACTCGCTTGGTCCTGACATTGTTCGCCTTGAAGGCTGGGGGAATCGATGCAATTTCGTTGGTAGCGATTACAATCTGGCTCTTTTTCGGCAAGAAATGATCAAGGCACGTTATTTCACTAAGACAACATTCCTTTCAAATTTTGATATTTGTGATCATTTTTCAGATATTCTCTATACGGCAAAAATGATATTAAGTCGCATTGCTCTTGGTGAGATCAAACTTGAAGGCAAGATGCCTGTTAAACCGTTTTCACAAGTTGTAAGGGAGAAAGCCAATGGATAAAGTAAAATTGAAAGAACTGATGTTGAAGAAAAAAGAATTGGATGATCGTGCCGCAGCACTGCAAAAAGAACAGCTGGAATGGAACAAAAAGATTGTTCAACTAACGGGTCAACAAAAAATGAGCTTTGAAGATCTTCTTTTGAAAGTGATCGACGATGATCAAGCGGGGGTTCAGAGTTGATAGATTTTGGATATGGTGTTCGGCTCACAGCTGTAGAGCAAAAATCGTTAGAATCAATAAGGTATTATCGTAATTTGCCGGAACTAAATCGTTGGTTTCGGCAAAACACTGATCTTAGCCAATGGGAAAATCTCAACTATTGGCAAACTGTATGGTCTGGTCATCAGCATAAGTTTTTTCAAGTGTATCCTAACGGATCCGACGACTATATTGGTGTTGCGGGTCTTTGCTATATCGATCGGCAGAATTCTCGCGCAGAATTTTCGCTTTGGATCATGCCAGAACAGCAGCATCATGGTTTTGGAACTGCTGCATTGAAGACGCTTTTTGACCATGGATTTGACGATTTAAATTTGCATCTTATTTATGGCGAGACGTTTGACGGCAATCCTGCGCTGGATCTTTTTGTAAAAAAGCTTGGAATGCGGTATGATGGTTGTCGTCAAGAGTTTTATTTTAAACGCGGCAAATACATTGACGCACATGTCATTTCGCTAACGGGGGCTCAGAGACAATGGAACAGATGATCGTGATCGTTCTCGTTATGATTTTGGCGGTTGAATGCATTGGCGTGTGGAGCATTTATCGGTTAAACGGAAAAATTCATCTTGAGCCAAAAGCCCCAGATAGCCGACCGGTAGAGGAACGTGTTAATATGCCATTAGGAGTTTTGCCAATCAAGCGTCATTCTGAACAGGATCTTTTCTACAAGGAGATCGCGCGTGACAAAACTGGATCAATCTTTAGTTGAGGTTCTCTTAGCTATAGCGATCGGTTTTTCAAGCCTTACTTTCTACTTCGTTCGACAGTCTTTACAAAAACTCCATGATGAATCTATTGCATTAAAAAATAGTTTTGATAAATTCAGAGAAGAGATTTCTGAAAAGGTTAAAGAGTTAGAGATCCAGCTTGCGGTTTTTGGCCGTGATCTGGATCATTATACAGAGGAGAAACGAAATGATCGTTGAGCAAACGATGGATTTGATCAAGTTTTGCGATATTCTGATTTCAGAAATTGAAAAGGCGTTATCTGATGGTAAACTCACGGGTGAGGAAATAAGAAAAATTTTAATCACTAATTCGAGCTCGGCTTTCAATGCTGTGTGGCGGGTATGGGAAGTATCTGATGAATTAATGGTATGTCCTCAGGACGAGGCTCTTAGATTGCAAAAAGAAGCAATGAAAGTTTTACTCAAATTAGTGAAGGCTATATTCTAACGACTTCTGACTGACAGTCGCCACAATAATTTTCGTCGTACTCCAAAGTCCAGGGGCTTTGTTGTTGCTGCTGCTGCTGCTGAATTGGTGGTACCGGAACTGGTTGTTGTGGATACCAACGTCCTTTTCCTTTGCATGTGACATTGTTGGGGCACTGCACTGTTCGCGTGAAGGTGTTATCCTGATTGAATAGATAAGAACGTTGGCAATTACTGATATCGATCTTATTAGTCGCATTGGAGTTAGCATTAACAGTGATCGAAATAGGCTGTCCAGATTGATTTTGGTTTTGCCCCTGAAGCTGACCTTGATTTTGACCTTGGCATTGGCCTTGTGTCTGACAGTTGCCGACATTTGGCTGGCACTGGCAGTTATTATTTGTGCATACGCATGATTGACCAGCAAGCCCACCGATTATCGTAATATCGCCTTTGCTTGGTTCGTCTTTGTAGATTCTGTCTCGATCACCGCATGATGCGAACACAGCAGCTGTTAAAATGGTTGCAAATACTAATTTTTTCATCGTTAAACTCCTAATTTTTATATGTCATTCGCCAGAGCCATAGCCATCTCCATAGCCATCGCCATCGCCATCGCCATAGCCATAGCCAGAGCCAGAGCCAGAGCCATAGCCAGAGCCAGAGCCATCGCCATCGCCATAGCCAGAGCCATAGCCATAGCCAGAGCCAGAGCCATAGCCAGAGCCAGAGCCATAGCCAGAGCCATAGCCAGAGCCAGAGCCATAGCCAGAGCCATAGCCAGAGCCAGAGCCATCGCCATAGCCAGAGCCATAGCCATAGCCATAGCCATA